CAATAAAAATATTATTTGTTGATGTATCTTTAACTAAATCTCTCGCAACATAAGCTGTACCACTTGACCAATTACCTTTAAATGATCCTAGTTCTTGCGTAACAGATATTTCACCATTACCATCAAATGCTAAAATTTTATTTGCTCTGTCTGTTGCACCTACAGTAAATTCTGTAGATGTCATTGTATTTGTTCTTGAAAGTTTTATTGATCTATCAGCTTCTTCAGATACTTGTTGTGCAATCATAGTAGCACGATCCAAACCCTCTTCATGCGTCTCCGCAGGGAATGGATCATTCGCAATATAATCAATAGATTGCGTTTGCGGGACATTTCGTCTAATTACTACAGTTTCACCAGAAGCAGGTATATTCCCAGAAGTAAATGTTATACTTCCTCCCGTAGGATCACCAGCTCCACTAACTGTATAATGAGTCGTTAAAGTTTTGGTAGTCTCTGTGCCTGTTGAATTATTACGAATTATTACAACTAAATCTGAGTTTGATAAAATTCTAAAATTATATGCAAATGTAGTTGTAGAACCATTACCATTATGGGAAGATTTTATTATCGTTGTTGATACTGTCATACAATCCCTATATTATTCTTTCCTAATTTCTTCAAGAAGTTTTAACGCTTCTTGAGCAAAGTTTATCATTAACATGTAGTGTCGGTCAATCATTTCCCGCTTCTCATCTGGTGTTATGGTTGTGCCGTCTCCTAATTTTTTAGTGTTATAAATCTGTCTTATAAGTATATCTAGCTCTTTAATACTTTCCCTATATTGTAATATAACACTATGATCTGCACCAAACTGTTTTTGCAATTTAAAATACTCTTCTGTATTACCATCTTTTCTAGCTTTTTCCATACCATTTACTATCTTTGAAACATCTTCATATTCCTCAAAAAATTTAACTAAGGATGTAGATGAATAACCCGGCACGTCTCTAACATCAAAAGCTCTTATAACTGGTATTTTAGTTAAAGTATCAGTTGGTTTAATAGGGTCTTTTATAAACTCACCTTTAATTAATGCTGCATCTAATACATCTATTAAATGTCTACCCAATCCTCCTGTCCATGATCTAAAAACATGCTCTGCATGTATAGGATTAGTTGCAAGTAAACTATCATCACCAACCATACCATTCCATATTTTAGAGTAATATTTAAAAGTCTCTGATGTGTATTCTGTATAGTAAAAATGATTTGGTAATTTTTTATCTAATGATTTTGGAACAATAGGTGCTTCTCTAAAATAACTGTAATTTGCAAAATTCTCAACAAAAGGTGTAAAAGCTGGAGGAAATGGAGCAAATGATTTAGCTGATTGTTTCAAAAATTCTCCAGCAAATTTTAGAGCCTCTTCTCTTTCATTTAAAAAATACCAATCTAAAGTTTTTTCTATTAAACCTTTAAAGAAAGTTCCTGTTTCAAAAGGAACTGGAAATCTTCTTGGTTTATCATCAACCTCATAGTACCAATAATTCATTCTTAACCAATTAGGCTGCTCTCTATAATTTGGATTATTATAATAAGCCATATAATTTGTTATTGTTGGTAAAACAATAACAGCACCAATCATACTTAAAGTTCTTGTTGGATTATCTCTAAATGCTTCATATAATCTTGTCAAACCTTGAACTCTTGCGTTCCAAAATGGAACTAATTGATTTATAAATCTTCCAGTTGTTCCTCTTTTTGCATAATCTAAAAGGTTTCTTGCCTCAAAACCTGCTCTTTCAATAGCTTCTCTTTCAGATAAACCTTCTTTTTTTGCTTTTTTATAAGTTTTTGTAAATATTCTAAATCTTGTCATCTCCTCAGATAATCTTGTAAGAGTTCTAAGAGGTGCAAGAGGTCCTCTGTCTGCGTTTCTTACTGGTCCTTTTGATAATATATCAAAAACTTTACCATCAAATAAATTAGGTCTATCCATTGATAGTAATGTAGATTGCATACCACCTGATTTAATATATTTATTGTAAAGCTCTAATGTTTTTTTATTATTACCTTTTGTTAAAATATGAAACAAACCTATTATAGAATCTCCAAATGGAATAAAAGGAACTTTATTTAAAAATGTTGCTTGCATTGTATCTCTAAAAAAGTTTGGCACAGCAAAGTCAGGTGTAAGTATTGCACCAGCTCTAAGAGTTCTAGCAGGCGCACCTAAAAATCTTGCAATGTGATTTACACCAAGTTCATCCATTGTTTTTAATGCTTCTTTTAATTCTCTTCCTACACTCCAAGTTTCAGTTTTACCATCTCTTCTAATTGTCATTAAATCTTCTTTAGGAAGATTTGTTTTTTGAGGATTTACTTTTTTTATAAAAGGATATAAATTTTTATCTTTGTTCTTACCTTGCTCAATCAATTCAATAAGTTTTACTTTTACTGCATTTTTTTCTGTAAGACCAACTATAGTATTTGTGTTTTTTACTATTTGTTCTAATGGTGGAAACACTTTAAGTTTAGCACCTTTTATTTCTTTAAAAGGATTGACACTTCCTTTTTCTGCTACCGGTTTTCCATCTAAACCTATAAGTTCTCTAGCAAATGTTACATAATTTTTGTTAGCTGTTGTCATTGCATCAAATGCAGATTTTGGAAGATAACCACCATCAACAGCATATTCTAAAACATCTTTTTGATACTTGTCTATTTTTTTAGCTGTATTTTCAAATCTTGAATTATATTTACTAACAAATTCTTTTGCTACAGCATTATCAAAATTACTTTCAATACCTCTTTTATTTAATTCTATTGCTCTTCTGTTTAATAAATATGTTTCAAATAATTCTAATTCTGTTTTACCTTTTTTAATAATAGGTTCTACTACTTCTTTAAGACCTGAACCTCTATCACTTAATGTTTTGTTATTGATTGTTTTATTTTCTATGAAATATCCTGCTCTGTTTGGTAAACCTTCTAATATTCTTACTTGTTCATATAAATTTAATTTCTCTATTCCTGTTTTTGTATTAACTCCTAAGTCTCTCATAATTTCAAGAACAGGATATTTATTATCAATACCTTTTATAATAGCTTGTCTTTTAATTTCTTTTGCAGTTTTACCCATTTCAAGTAATCTTTCTTTTGAGAGCATTGAAACTTTATCTGTTTTCGCAATATTTTTTGCAGCAGCAATATCTAATGGTTCTTTGAATTGAAAATTTGTTTGCTCTTTTGCTTCTTTTTCTACAGTTTTTCTTGTAAGTAAATTTTTAAAAGCTCTGATGTAACTTCTTGATGATACATCTTCTAATATAGTTCTATCTTTAATGGCATCTGTAAAAAGTTGATTTGGTTTTTTTCCTGTATCTGTATATATTTTTTTGGTTCTAGTCTCCATAGTTTTTTTTGGTTGTATTATTCCAAGACCACTAAATAAAACAGCAGAGTAACTAAATTGTTTTGCACTTGGTAACTGTTGATTTAATATTGCACCAGAACCTTCAAAAGCTGTAAGTTGTGAAAGAAATCTTGTTAAATATTTTTCTCCGAGTTGTGGACCACCCGGTGTTAATCTTAGTTGTGGTGCATAAGCAGTAACTGCTAATTGTGTGCCACCTTTTATTCCTTCTTGTACTCCTACCTTTAAAAAATTTTTAAGAGTATCAACAGGCTGTCCATAAGATTGTTGTTCTAAACCTTCAATTATTGTAGCTCTAGCTGCGGATGGTATTGCGCCAGCAGTAAAAGCTCCAGCAATAGGATTTGCTGTTGTTAAAAAACCCGGAAAATAACTCAAACCATAAAAGGGTGCATCAAAACCAAGTGTTAGTGCATGCTCTAATAATCCTTCAAACCATGTATAATCTTCAGGCTCTTCAGGATTTGATATAAACTCAGGTAAACCTTTTTCATCTACAAATCTTTTACCTAAACTCCATAATGTTTTACCTGCACCTCTATCCCAAATATCTTGACTATTAAATTTTTGACCAACAACTATTTCTTTTAAAGATTTTGGATTTCCTTCTCTTTGTAAATCATTGTAAAGCATTTCATCATCAGGTGAAACAATTTCATCTTTATCATATAGTTCATCTTTTATTTCTTGAGTAACACCTTGCCAATATTCTATGAAAGGTTTGTCATCTGGCACAGATTTAAACTCTTGAGCTATTTCTAAATTATTATAGCCACCTTTACTTAACTTAGTAATTTTATCTTTTTGCCAATCGTTTATTTCTTTAAAAGAAAAACCAGCTTCTTGTAATGCAGTTTTTTGATCCCCTAGTTTCATATTACTCAAATCTTGATACGATAATCGCAGCAGCAAATGATGCACCTAAAGCATCATCTTTTTCTATTATTAATGTTAATTCTTTATCAGATAAATTTAATAATCCTTCTCTTGCAGTTTTAAAATTACCTTTGTAATTACCAAATTGTTTTTCAAATTTTTCACCAAACAAACGTGCAGCATTTTCTAATAAGTCTTTTGCAGTTGTAACTTCTATTTGCCAATATGATCTTGCGCCAAATTTAGTTCTTTCTACAGTTATACCTTTTTGAATTTTGGTTTCATATTTAGTTTCAATTTGTCCAATATCACTTAAATAACTTTTTAAAGTTTCTTTAGTAAATCCTCCATCACCTTCAAAAATTGTAGCTGCGGTATCTATTGCTTTTTTTGCTATTTCAGGAATATTTTTTTCAAGAGATAGATTTCTCAAAGCACTAGCTTCTTTCAAAAGACTTTCATCTGTTTGATAATATCTGCTCCATAGTTTGACAATTCCCGGATTTTCTTCTGTTATTAAATTTAAATCAGTTTCATCCTCATTAAAAGTTTCAAGTCTTGAAAGATAAGTATTTGCATCTTCCCCATTTTCTCTAACAGGAAAACCATTTGGTAATATTTCACCTCCAGCCATATCAATAACTATTTTATCTAAGTCTGCTGTTTTTGGTAAATAACTTGTAATATCTTTTGCGATATAATTTTCATTGCTTGGGGTTGTTAGATTTTCAGGTGTTTCACCTTTGAATAATCCATCTACATATCTTTTGTAAAGATTCTCGTAAAAACTGTACTTAGATACTTAACATCATTTAAGTTAATAGAACCTTCACCTGATCTTTGAATGATACTTTTTGGTTCTGTCTCATTCGCAAGTAAAAATTTATCTGTTAAGTTTGTTATAGTTCCATCATAAATTTTTGAAATTATATCGGTGTTAGTATCAAAATTTGTATCAGTGCTAAACTTTTTATTGATGATTTTGTTATTAAGTTCATCAACTTGATTATCAAATTCAATGTCGCCATTTTTAAAATTTTCTAATTCTTCCTTTGATATTCCTATAGTATCAGTAGTTTGGAATTTTTCCACTATTGTTTTCATTGAATTTAATTGAAATTTTGAGTTTGAATTTTTTATTACATCTTCTTGAATTTTAAGTAATGCACCAAACTCTGTAACTAGCTTTCGTTTTTCAGAACTAGGTATTTGTTTTAATTGGGTTGGGTCTGATAAAATAACTATTGCTTCAGCAGCATTATTTTTTGCAATATTTCTAATTAATCCTATTTCTATTTCTTGAGGTAAACCTTGTTTTACAATTTGAAAATCTGATTCACCGATAATTCCTTCATCAACTAATTCTCTATAATCTTGTAATACACTTTGTGTTAAAGTTTCAAAATCAAAATTACCTCCTGCTATAGTTCCAGCTATTATTTTATTTTGAACTCTTAAATCAACTTGATCTACTCTTGTTTTGACCATATTTGCTCTAGTAGTTTTTAAAATATTATTTGTATAAGATGGTCTATTTGAGTTCATATTTAACTCAAAATATCTTTGAATATAATTATTGCTCCCTTTTGATTTATATTTAGATATTACTTCATTATATCTATTGTTAAAATAATTCATTCCTTCTTGAGGTGTACTTTTTAAATTAGCTTTTTGTTGTGCTTCATATAACTCTTGATTTGCGTCTGCTAATAATTTACCACCCTCAACTTTATTAGAAATAATTTTTTCTTGTATAAAATATTTTTCAACATCTTTAGCTGCTGGTAATAATGTTGCTGCAAGCGAACTGCTTGGTGAAACTGCTATGTTGGATTTAACACTTGAAACTTGTTCAGTTGGAGCTGTGTCAGCAGTATATGTGGGTATCTTTACCATTATGAATAATTACTAAATGTTATATTGTTAGCTGTAGAACCAAATTGTCCTTGCGGTGATCCTCCACCAAATACTTGATTTGTACTCATTAAACTTGTACCAGCTTGACTTATATAACCTAATGCTGCAAGTCTACCTTCCATTCTTCTAAGATTACCAGTTATTCTTGCAAAGTTTGCTTCCTCTAATTTTCTTGCTGCTGCAACATTAGAATTATATTCTATCACATCTCTATTTAATTCAGCTTGCTCTGCATTTGATTGTAAAATTTTTAAAGCAGTTCCTGATAATTCAACACCAGATTTTAAAAGACCTACTTTTGTTTTTGATTGTAATTTTTCAAACTGTTGATTAAATTTTTGAATATTATAATAACCAAGTTTTCTTGCTTGATCTGCTTCTTGTTCTGCAACTTGAGCATTTCTATTTAGAACAGCTTGATTAAATTTTCCTATAGCAGATGCTTGAGTTGCTGCTAATACAGAAGTACCTACTGCAATATAAGGTAACGCTGGAGCCATTAGAAAACCCTCGCATATCTGTATTGGTCTGAACCATCATAACCATATTTTTTCATAAGTCCCTCATTTTCTAAACCAAGCCATTCAGCAAATCTTTTACCTTTTATAAAGTCTGCTCTGATTGCTGTTTGAACTCTAGTAATATCATTTTGTTTTGCAATTCTTGCAAAATCTTTTTTAATAGCTTTAGCAACTGATAATGGATGATCCCAAACATCTGAAGTTGCTATAACCCAACCTTCTGCTACTTTTCCCCAAATCATTTTCATACCAGCAGCAAAGATTGGTTTCTTACCAATTAGTCCTGTAAAGGATAAATTTGGTTCTAATAGGTTTTTTCCATCCTCTATAAACTTCCTATCTCTTTCCAAAATATTATGATTCATTTGACAAGACAAAATAAAATCTCCATGTTCTTTAGTGTATGGTACTATATATAGTATATTATCCATCATTTGTTACTAACCTTGGGTATAACGATAAAACTGTCAAAGGTAAAGGCTGAGTTTGTCTTACAAATATAAAACCATCAGTTTCAAAATTACCCCTAAATTCTACTTCTTTATCACCTGTAAATGGTGGTATTCCTTGATCCATTGGGTCAGAGGATGTTCTAAATGGTACTCTTTCCATGTTATTAAGATCAGGTCCTACTTCAATTCCTACTGATTCAAATAATCTTGCAGTTACTTCGTATATTCTTTTTGTTTTACCTTGAGCTGTTCCATTTTGTGAGCCTGCATTTATTCTCATAGTTTGTAATATTGAAGTATAACTTAAACCTACTTTTACTTTTTTTGAAGCTCTATCTAAACTTATTGAACCTGAACTTACAACTTTTGTGGGATGTGTTGCTCCATCTGCTAATATAGAAACTGTTTGTCCTTCAAGATGTGAAAGACCTGTTACTGTTTCAAGAACTTGATCTACTGTTGCGCCAGATGTGTGAGCCACAGCAGTTGTTGAATTTACACCTCTCGTACATCCTGTTAAATTATTTGTTGATTTACCCGCATAAGAAATAATTTCATTATTAATTTTTATCTTACCTGCACTACTAAAACTACTTGCATCTGTTAATGCTATTGTAGTTACTGAATTAGAAATATTACCATTAAGTGTTGTTGAAACACCATCATAATTTAATTGACTATCTAAAAAATTAAATGTTGTATTATCTGTTTCTGTAAAATCAAATGTATTTAAAACTTCAATATATCTTTTAGTTGATCCATTAATTGTTCTTTTAACAATAACATATACTTGATATTCTGTATCATCTGTTGGAATAACAGCAACACTCTCACATACAGCTTTACCTGTTCCAAAAACACCACCGAATATATGTCTATGCCAAGCTGTAACTTGTTGATCTCTTTGATAAGTCAAAGCAACTAATTCACCATCACCTCTTACAACATATAGTATTGCAAGCGGTTCATCTTGATAAGCCATTTGAGTTACACCACCTTCAGTTACATGTTCTGCAAGTATAGTCATATCAGGTGCAATATAACCATCTACATCAAAATTATATGCAAGTTCTCTAATTTTTCTTCTAGCTCTTTGTAAAAATAAAGTGGCGTTACCAACTGGTACAGCATCTACATTAGCTGCACCAAAATTAGATTGTCTTTTAATAATTATATTAGTTGGAGTTATAGCATCGTTATCCCCTCCCCCATATACTGCAAACTCTCCTCCCGCAGTGCCTATAATTAAAGTTCTTGTTGGTGAAAGAAATCTAATAGCGTTTACTTGGTTTGATGCAATAGTATAAACAATAGCATCATCATCTTTAATAGTACCACCAATGTTTGCATCCATGTTTTCATAATCACCAGATTTAGAAAAATAAATTGTTTGTGGATTATTTACTGTTGCAGCAAATACTAATCGTTGTTCAAAAAATGTTACGCAAGATGGAAAGCCTGTAGTAGTTGAAAAAGCTCCTAATGAAAAATTTGTTGATGCGTTTGTATTTGCAAAATCTGTAGACGTTGTTGCTGTAACAGATGTAGCTGAATTAAAATTTGTAATCTTTGCAATACCATCACCTATACGAACTAATCTATTTACATCTGTAGAAACAAAAGTATTAGCAGATGCTGTGATTGTAACTGAACCTGTTGTACCGCTTGGTGTTAAAGTTGTTGTTGATATGTTTGTATCTAAAAAAGGACCATTGGTAAAATCAACTTCTGTTAATGTCCAAGATGTATGACCTGTTCTTGATAATTTTCTTGTTGAATGACTTGGGTGTGTTAAGTACATTACATCGGCACTTTGTGCAAATTTAATGTCAAATAATTCTGCTGTTAAATATGGAGTTGATATTTCAAAAGCAGAACCACCTGATAAAACTTGAGCTTTATCTTTATAAACTCTCATATACTGATTACCAAATTCAAGAACGTAAGTTTGTACTGTTGAAAATTCAAAAGGTATTAATCTTGTTTTGTTAGCACTTGTTTTTACTTCAGATATAAATTGAGTTCCCGGTCTACGAGCTGCTGCACCATGTGGAAATACAACCATATTCTCAAGAGTTTTACATCCTGCTGGATATTTTGCTAAATCATTTCTACCATCTAATCTAGGTGATAATTCACCCGCAGTAAAATTTGTAAGTTGTGCAGCTACCCTAGCCATGTATTAAAACCTTGAGTTAATAAACGTACCTGCATCTATAACATCGGTCATTCCATCTTCTTGAGTTGTATTGTAACCTTCTGTTGAATCAACAAATCTAGCATCTCTTAATTTGTTTTGGTAAAGATTTATCATGTTTTGTTGAGTTGTATTGTTTGATGTAATTGCATAAGCTATGTCAGCAGCTATTGCTGCTGCTAATGTTTCTCTTAGCAACTCATCATATTGGTTAGGGTCAGTAACTCTTGAAACATAAAGTATTTTCATAGAAGAGTTGTTTGACAAAATACTTCTACCTTCTACTTTATGGTCTGAATCATAATCTAAAATTCTCAATAATCTTAAGCAATCTCCCGGCAAATCATATTGAAAACTATAACCCCATGCTGGTGTTGTAGTTGATGATGAAAGTTCTAATCTTTTTTGTAAACAATTCCAAGGATGTGATCTGAAAACTGCATCTCTTATTTGTGTATATCTAGCATTACAAATTCTAGCATTTTTTGAATCTTCTGTAAGTGAAAGTATTGTTGATGCTCCCAACTGATTTAACGCTGCATTGTTAATGTCTACTATAGATGCCATAAATTCTTATAATATAAATTTTATTTAAAAGATAGGGGATTTCTCCCCTATCTTATCTAGTTATTAGTCTACAACGTATGTCATGTGCAACTGAATAGTTCCAGTACCATTAGCTCCTGCAATAGTTACAGAAACCGGAATACCATCTTTATCAGCGTTCACAACTGAGTTTTCACCTAAAGCTATTGTTGTTGCAATAGCAGCAGATGAAGCAGATGCTGAAGAAGCAGCCGCTTTAAACTCGTCAACGTCAAGCGCAACTGTTGATCCTGATGAATCAATGTATGCGTTATGACCAACTGACAATGTAGTTGATGAACCTAGTGCATCATGTGCAAGTCTACCACCAAGGATTCTAGCTCCATTAGGTAAACTAAACATGTGTATAGTTGATTGCTCGCCACCCGCTTCGTATTCAGCAAAAGCTACACGAACTCTACCTGCAAGTTCGTTAGTCTTTACTTTCTCTGAAGGAGTTGCAGCAATTTTCGCTTGTTGAATTGAATTTGCCATAATATTTTATCCTCCTTCTATTACGCTTCGTGTGCTTGAACTTCTACCACTTTTTCTTCTTCCATACGAGTTGCGCCAATGCTCATGCAATAGTAAACTTGAGTAGCATACGATTTGTCTGCTCTTTCGTCTATTCTAGCTTGAACATCTTTACCAACCGCTAATGTGATGCCGTCTTGTGCGAAAGCAATACATTTTCTTTTAGAAGATGCGATAGATAGTCTGTTTGATACTATAAAGTTAAAACCTAAGAACGAGTTGATTTCACCATTTGCTAATGCTTTAACAGTATTGAAATCAGAACTTGTTACTTCAGTAGTTCCTAATAGATCGTTGATTTGTCTTGGAGAAACAATAATGAATCTCGGTATTGACGGGTCTACACTTGCTAAGTCGAACTTTTCTTTTGTAGTTCTTAATTTAGCAATAGTTAAACCTGCTGTACCTGACTCCACTATTTTCTGTCCTGCTGGTAAAGAAGTAGATGTACTTCCCGTCTCACCAGTAAAGGCAGTTCCCAAAGCCGCAGTTATTACTACATCATCCATAGCTCTACCCATTGCCATAGCAGCAGCTTGAGCATAAGAAGATGTCGGGTCTATCAAGAGTCTTACTTTATCTTGTTGATCTATTAAATCCGCAAATTCGTAATCCGCAAGAGATACTCTTCTTCTAGCATGCGGAGTGTCGATCTGTGGAGTGTCAGAGTGTCTGCTAGTTTTTAAAACAGCAGTTACTTTCCCGACTTGGTCAAAGAAAGCATTTTTTCCGACAACAGATTCAAGACGAACTTTGTCTCTTAATAACGATCCCATTTGTTGAGACAACATTTGAATGTTAGCAGAATACTGCTGGACAAATGCTGTAGTTATTTGTGATGACATATTAGTCTCCCATTGTTATCATTTATTTAAAACAATCAGAGAAGTTATCCGCCTACGCAGGCATCTCTTGGATTTTAAGTCTTTTAGACTAGAGTCTATTCCTTCTTGCCAGTAAGGTTCTTACGAATTGTCTTACCTATAATCCAATTATAATATTTTTCACAAATTGGCAAGGGGTTTTCTTTTTGATTTATTGAACCAGACTCTACAACTATCCTTAAAACCTCAAGTTTTAACTCTTTGTCATTAAGATGATTACTTGGTTCCACTCAACATCTCCCGTAAAGTATAAACTTGTTGCACAGTTTTATCGTGATTTGGGTGAGATTTATTCCAATAAGGACCAGTTTTATCATTCATTATCTGATCTATTTCTTGTTGAATATCTGTTGATCTATCCATGTTTTCAGCTTCTGTAGAAACTATTTTATCTTCAGATAGTAGATTAGCAATCTTTGCAAAGCCTTTTACTATCTCAGGATGATCTCCTACTCTAGTTCCATCTTTTAGTTCCATTAATAAAACTTCAGCACTTACGTTTGCTTTTGCTAATGATTTAGCTTTTGAAATGTTTGCATCATATTCTCTACCCCACTCTTGTCTCAAAGATTGTTGAGCTTGAGCTTGAGCAGTTTCTGTATCTACTTTAGATTGTTGTATAGAACCTTCAGTAGTATTTTTATAAAAATCAAGAACGCCTTGAGCTTGTTGATTATTTAAACCAAGTTTATGTGCTTGTTCTTGAAAAGACTTAATAGCAGTTTCCTCAAAAGGAATTACATCTGATTTTATATTCAAAGAATATTTATCAGCACTTTCTGGTCTACCCATTTTACTATAAGCATCACTCCATTGATCCTCAGTAAAATTATTATTTGGCACAACCATTTTATCT